ATGAATAAGAACCCATTTGAAATTCGTGCAGAAATGCTCCAACTTGCAAAAGAATACATGGATCAGCAATACCATATGAACATCCAGTTTGCTGAAAATATGGTAGCTCAAGGCAAGAAAACTGTTGAAGATATTCAGAGTACTTACAAAATGTACAGCATGGAAGAGTTGATGGAAAAAGCTAAAGAAATGTATAGCTTTGTATCCAAAAAAGATTAAAGAAAAGGGAGCTTAATTGCTCCCTTTTTTATGAAAAAGCGCCAGTCATCCCGTAAGCAAGGAGTGATGGGCCACCATTACTATTAGAGCCACCATTAAACGCTATCTGTGAAACACTGTCTCCACCTTTAGTTATATATGTAGGAGAAGGAGCAATAGTCGGTGCGTTAATAATAGTAGTACCACCACCTAAGCCTCCAATACTCGATAATCTATCTGCCATAGCTCCTCTAGAGCCTGCCCCACCACCAAACAACTTATTTAATAATTGCCCTTGTGGGCTGTCGAACGGAACAACAGCTTCTTTACCATGAAGCATAGCAAGTTGCCCTGCGCCAAAGTCTTTAAATCCGCCAGTACCAGCCATAAACTGGTTATCAACAAATTCATTCCATTTTTCTCTAGCAGCGCCTTGTTCTTTCCAAGGTACTAGAGGAATAACCCTGTTTGGATCTGTTTTATCTACCAAATAAGAATCAATTTCGCTTTTTGCTGCTCTGTTAACGAAATCTTCTTTGCTACCCCAAAATAATTTATCTAACCAATTGCCCTCGTCGTATTGTTTTCCGAGTAGATCTTTTAGGATTTGCATGTTTGAGGTATCACCATTATCCATATATTGTCTAATGATAGCACCAATGCCAGCTTTCATTTCTTCTCTTGGCTTTGCCATACCAAACTGCTGATCTTTTAATTGCAGCGCTAAAGCATCTTGCACGGCTTTAGCAGACTCTAGCATAATCTGTTTAGCGCCGTCTGAAGAAGCAGTTCTAATTCTATCCATCATGTCGTCATAAAGATCTGCTAAGTTTTGTCTTTCTTCTTCACTTAATGCTTCACCAGTCATGGCTTTTGTGATTATATCAGCTTCCTGGTTGTATCTTGCTATTACTTCCGCTTCTTTCTTTTGGTTTGCTTCATTTATGTAATTTGATACTGTTGTAGCCATAGCAATACCGCCACCGATAATAGCACCTGCGATAGCGCCGGCTGGTCCAAAGAAAGATCCTATATAAGCACCAGTAGCAATTCCTGCCGCTAAAGATCCGCCAGCTTTTAAATAATCTCCGTAAGGTTTAGTTTCCCAACCTTCTGGTAACGTTTGATCAGCTAAATATTTAACTGCTTCATCACCAAACATAAGAGCAAGCCCAACAACGCCACCGGCCATCTTCAGTTTTAGTCTAGACATGCCCTTTTTACCTGGATCGGCACCACCGCCGCTAGCTGCCTCTTTTCCTGCCCCAAAAATACCACCAATCCCACCTGCCGCCAACCCCAGACCAAAAATAGATAAAGGATTGCTTATAAACTCACTGACTTTAGTAACAACATTGCCAAAGAAAGTAGTGATTGTTGACAGATCAGCAGCTAATTCTTTTCCATCTGCTACAACGTCCTTAATCACAACACCGAATTCGTTCATGTCTTTAAACACAGATTCAGGAACACCCATATCTACCATTAGATTTTTAAAGCCACCAGCTTCGTCTATCATACCTTTTACAAGATTGTATCCAACAAACGCTCCAGCACCCATTGCTGCAATATTTTTCATACTAAGCGCAGACGCTATTTTGTCGCCAGTTTTATTACCAACATCTTTTAGTGGTGTTTGGCGTTTATCATCATCAGTTTGGTTAGCAAGAGGCGTTTGTATTTCTGCGAACTGCTCATTAGTTCTGAGTCTTTCTTGGGCTGATTCAGCTAAACCTAGCTGAGTACGCATCATGTTTGTCTGTTCTAATATGTTATTTGAAATAGCAGTAAACACGTTTCCGAACTTACTCAATTCTATTTTCACAGAACGAATTGAGTTAGTCCCGCTATTTCTATTGAGATCACCTTCGGCTGTTAGCCTGTCGATAATTGCCTGTGTTTCTAATGATATCGCCATTTACTTCTAACCTTTTTCTGCGTTTTGCTTTTCTATAAATTCAACTAACATTCCAAAGTAAATATCTCTTTCGTACGGAATCAAACTTTCAATTTCATTTATAGAGTATTTGTGATGCTGTGCCATCGCGAATATCATTTTGTAATATTCAGATAAATTAGTATGACACAGCGCTAAGTAAAAAAACTTCGCATTCCTTCTACTACAAACACTTGTTCTTTACCTTCACTATTTGTATAAGGCATTTCGTGTCTTAGTTTCGGCATTGTTTCGAAAAACTTTTGTATTTGTTTAATAATAGTACCGTCAAGCCCATCCATAAATGCATCAATATCATTATTACTATAATCTGAAAACTTATGTACTTCATCTTCTGAAGCTAACTTATCTAAACATGTAACCATCATTAAGTAGTTTAATAATGGGTCGTTTGAATCTGTTTGCACAATTTGCAGAAACTGATCAATAGTTGGATACTTTAAATATAATGTGTAATCGTCGTTTACTTTAATTTCATTACTATGTCCTGGATAATGAGTTAAAGTAATAGTATCTAGATCTAAGCTTAGTTTAATATCTTCTTCAGTATCAGGATCTTTAATATTAAATCCAATATTATTATCAACTGATTTAGATCTTAAAATAAGAAGAACATATTCTAAATCAAACATTGGCAAATCTGCCACATCTTTATCGATTAAACAATTGTTAACAATCTGCTTAGAAGCTAATACTTCTTGTGTAGCATCTTTTGATTCTTGCGCTACTAAAAGAATCTTTTCTTCTTTAACTGTAAACGGTCTATATTTAACTTTTTCGCCAGATGACGGTAATTCCAATTCAAAAATCGGTAAATCAATCTTAGGTAAAGCCATAATTTATTTCTCCATTATTTAAAAAAGTCATTAATTCTGCCAATTTTGTTACTGACAGTTGTATATTTGTTCACAGCGTCTTGTACAGATCGTGGTACTATACTTTGACCAATTAACTGGCCAACTGCGCCAAGCTGATTGATCAGTCCTAATATACCGTTTCCTCTACCAAACCTCGCAGAAGGCGACCCAATCTGTTCTCCACTAAACTGAATTCTGTCATATTGAAAGCTTACTGGTAATACAGAGAATGAATCATTATTTTCCCAAGCCAAGTCAACGTCACCGAGTGCTAAAGGCCATGCACCATCTAGAATAACTTCGTAATACTGCCCTGACTGTTCGTAGTTAGTAGAATATTGTCTAATTGCAATACGACAAGCGTAGTCATCTTTATATCCAACTTCATATGGAAGTTTACCGTTGACTTCAGAAAAAGCGCCGCCTTGTGTGCCAAAGTTAATTACGTTCTGCGCCCAAGAATGAAAGAAAGATAAAACTTGATGATCAGAGTCAAGCATAAAAATTGCTTGTACTGGTTCTATGTTGACCGTCATTGGCATCATTTTGTTTTTTTGACCAACCGCTTCGTAGTTTGCTGCGGTAAAAGTCATGCCAGGAATAGCAGCGTTTTTGCAGAAAAAGATAAGATCACGAGAGTTTGCCCGTGACTTAACATTGTTTGGTCGTGTTATCTGGACTTCAAACAGCGATCCGCGCGATGGGCCACCGAACCAGTCCATCTGCGATTTAAATTCGTTTATTCTAAACGCCATTATTATCCTCTTACGATTTTTCTAGAATCGGCATATACTTGTGTTGCGGTGGCTCCAACAAACTTCTGCATTGGTAAGAACAAAGCTATATCCCATTCAGCAGGATTTATATACGCTGGCTTTGATCTTACGTGTACACTCAAATAATGTTTAATACAAGGCTGAAATTCTTTGAATTTTGTAGCGCTGTTTAAAATCTTATATGAAGCTGTTAGCTTAGTAGTTTCGTCGAAGTTCTTGTTATTTAATACAGTGTATAAAGCGTCCATTAGTTTTGCTCTTAAAATCGGCGGCAAATAATGCATGTTAATTCCAAGAAACCCACCTTTAGCTTTATTTATCGGAAATATAAGTGGAAACCTATCATAATATGGTAAAGTATCTTTATGTTTAGGATCGTATGCAAATAGATACATATTACCCATAGCAAACCTATTATCTTGACGCCGTTCGTTGTCACTGTTTATTTCTTTAATGAGCTTGTCACCGGCAGATCTATTTCGTTGTGTACGGCTAACATTCTTAGCTTGATCACGATACCATTCTCTTGCAGCATCAGTACGCGCTGGAGCGTTTCCAGATCTAATACCTCTGAGGAGGATTTCGTCAAATATAGCTACCATTTACTTTATTCCTAATTGGTCTTCTGTATAAATCTGGAAATCCCACCCACGAGATCTACAAAATGCTGTAGCGGCTTTCCACTTTGCTTCGTTGATACCCCAAGTTTTAACTTCATTCAAGTAAGCTCTTGATATTCTGCCTTTTGGTGTACTCTTCTTATTTATATCAGGTGGCCTAGTTTGGTATTTCGGTTTAATCTCAATCATAAGTGTTTTTTCGCCACCACCTTTAGATACTGGTACTCTACTATGCACAATGACATCTGGATAATATCTGTGTCGCTTTCCATCTATTGGAGAATAGTACGGCACAACTACTTCTTCAGATTGCCACCAAATAACATCAGGATGAATATCTACATATCTAAAAAACTTAAATTCCCACATAGAACGATAAATAATCTTGGTAGGGTCACCTTTGTATTTACTCGGATTCTTAGGTTTAAACCTGCCACTATATGCCATCAGTACACATCACCTTTTGTTATAAATAGAAATAATAGATTATTTATAAATCACAAGGTAGTATCAATTATGGCTGGAAATAGACCAGAACAAGCTATAGCAGCTGCTGAATTAGCATCTTCTCAGGATGGAGCTTTCATAAGATTCCCTGATAAGCCGTACCCGCATAGTATGCTTTTAGTATTTGAAGAATACGATTATGGCGGTTTCGCTGGCGCGTATGGTTCTAAGCTTACTGGAGGAGAAGATGGTCAAAAAGGCTGGGGATTAGAAAACCAAAATAGACAAAGCGGCATTTCATTGCGTAGTACAAAATCTATAGAGTTGCCTTTTCCAAGACAATTACAAGACGCAACTACGCTGATTTATAACGATATGAAGCAAAATCCTTTAATAGAGGGTGCAGCATTAGCGATTAAGAACGCCGGTGGCGATATGAACAAGCTTGGTGATATACCAGCAGGCATACAAAATATAGGCGCATCAATGGCATCGGCGATGTCTGGCAGCGGCGGGTTAGGCTCAGCTATTAGTAGTGCAGCTGGCGCAATTGCAGGTACTGGTACTGCTGATGCGGCTAGTGCAGCTTTGTTTATGCTGCGGAAATTTTTACCAGATGAATTAGGCCAGTCTGTAAACTTAGCGACGGGCCAAACACTTAACCCAAGAGAAACAATAGCCTTTTCAGGTGTTCAACTTAAGACTCATCAGTTTAACTGGGATTTGTATCCTAGTAATAAAGAAGATTCTGGAAGAATACAAGACATTATTAAATACATGAAATCATCTGTTTTACCAGTAACAAGAGACATTGGTGTCGATGGCGCGGGTATTGCTAAAGCGTTTTTACAGTTTCCGCATGTGTGTAAGATATATCTTATTGGTATTGATTCGCAATACTTTATGAAATTTAAACCTGCTATGGTTACTTCTATGACTGTTGATTACGGCGCAGGCGGCAATTTAGCTATTATGCAAGGTGGTAGACCAGCCGGTGTTAATATTGCAATCACGCTTCAAGAACTGCAAATCGAAACTGCTGAAGACTACGGCCGATCAGATAACACAGTAGAAAAAGGGGTGTTAGCGCCTACTGATCGTACTGAGCAAGAAGGAATTTAATAATGAAATATTTTCAAAACTTTCCAACAATAGATTATGAAGGTGTACAAGTAAAAGATATTACCCGTAGAAACTCTTTTACCAGTTTTGTTACAGCTAATCCTATGATACATTTGCCGTACACAATAAAAGAAGGCTATAAACCTGAAGATGTAGCAAATGCTTATTATGGATCTACTGACTTTACCTGGTTAGTAATGATGTCGAATAACATTATTGATCCATATCACCAATGGCCTATGGCTGAAGCAGATTTTAATGCTTATTTAGTAGACAAGTACTCTGAGCAATCCGGAAAAATCGGAGACGAGGTTGTCGAGTGGACAAAAGACGATAATGGTGACAATATCATATATTATTACAGAGAGGTTTAATAAATGGCCGTAGATATAATTAAACTAGCACCAGAATCATTCCAAACGATTTATCTTCGAAAAGAAGATCGCGTTATTTTGCGTACTGAACAAGGCCGTAAAATTATTATTAAACGTATTATTCCAGACGAATGGAAACCGTGGAAAGTTTACGATCAAGAGCTTGCAATGAACGAGAATAAAAAAGAAATATTTCTCGTTGACAGAGGATATTTACCTATCATCACTAACGAATTCGCTAGAAAAATAAGAACATAATGGCTGACTTTAATCCATCCTCAGTAGAAATAATCAAAGCAGAGATTATTTCGTACGACAACAATACTAGACGAGACATATCTACAAACTATATCTATAGTTTTGATATTACTCAGTCTATGGATGCTGTTGCGTACAGTGGGTCAATTAGTGTGCTTGATACATCGAACTTGTTAGAAGGTATGCCTATTAGAGGCGAAGAATCATTGAACTTTTGGATTGTAGGCAAAGATAAAGAAACAGAAATTAAAATAGCTGCTATTATTCATAAAGTTGACGGCATTACTCCACTAGCAAACTCAGGTGGTATGACTTACAAGATTCACTTTGTTTCAAAACAATCGTTTAAAGCTAGCACTAAGAAAGTTCTTACATCTTTCAGAAGCACATCAAGTGAAATAGCTAGAGATATTTTCATAGAGAATTTTGCAAAATTAGGTACAGTGTCTTATAAAGATCCTGATAATGAAAGATTGATACTTCCATATCAAACACAAATACGAGCTATTATTAAAGAAGGCGATAGAAAGAATGAGCCTGATAGGAATTTTATTATTCAGCATACTAATAACCAAGCACGAGTTGTTATCCCAGACTTAAGCCCAACCGAAGCAATGTTTTTTGCAGCATCACGTGCGTATAACCCTGATACTCCATCACAAACATTTAGATTCTTTGAAACATTAGAAAACTACTATTTCTGCACTGATGAATATTTCATTAGAAAAGCAAACAACACTACTGGCAAAATATTAGAATTGTTTTTCGCGCCAGTTACAGACTTAGATGCTAAAAACGCAGAAGCCCAGATTAATAGAATAGAAGAACTCCACATTTTATCTAAAGGTATTGACACCTCTAGTGATTTGTTCTCAGGCGCTTACACAAACGAAGTCACTGAACTTGATTTTGTTAAAAAGAGAGTAGATGTTAAAACGTTTAATTACAACGATTCTAAATATATCGACATGTCTGGTATTACAAGATCTGTTGAAGATAATCCACACACTGAAAAATTTAGAAATGATACCTTTACTAAGAAAAACGCTAGAAAGTTTATGATATTTAAAAACTTCACGAGTCCTGGAGATCTACCATCGGCGCTTTTACCAGATCAACATCTTGCTGATATAGCACATAACAGAGTTTCATATTATCACCATTTAAATAATACTTCTTTAGTAGCTTTAATGAAAGGTAGATTAGATATCAGACCTGGAATGATCGCAAACCTAAGTATTAAAAAATTAAACAGTGTTAGCAATAATATAGAAGCGAACGACTCGTTATCTGGTCGCTATCTAGTGCAAAAGACAGTACACAGTATGGACGATCAAGGTACTTTAAATACAACATTAAAGCTCGCTAAATTTGATTGGAGCGGCAGAAAGCAGCTAGCACAAAACCAGACTGCTGACATACCTGATGGAGAGAGAAATGTTTGATTACGGTGTAGGAATTAGAAATCCGCTATTTTTTATCGGTGTAGTAGAAAACATAGACGATAAGCGATTAGAAGGACGCTGCCAAGTTCGTGCGTTTGGTATTCATGGTACTGCAAGTCAAGTTCCGAAAGACAGTCTTCCTTGGGCGATTGTTGGCCAAGGTGGGTATGACGCAAACGTGGTACCAAAAGTAAATTCTTGGGTTTATGGAATGTTTCTTGATGGCCGTGACGCACAGCAGCCGTTGATACTCGGAATGCTTCCAACTCAAACTTTAGATCCTATAGATTCTGTAAAAAATGGATGGGGCACAATCCCTGATAAAGATGGTCATTTAGTTGCTCACGGGTCTGCACCAAATGATTCAGGTCAGCCGCAGAATTCAAGACTTGCCCGCGGCGAATATATTCAAGAAACATATGTTCTTCAGCAAGAAATGGGACGAGCAGTTGATGTACCAATTGGTGGTACTGAATCGTCTTGGGATGAGCCTGCACCAGCTTATAATGCACAATATCCACATAACAGAGTTATTGAAACCGCAACTCACAGTATTGAATTAGATGATACTCCAGGCGCTGAAAGGATTATGATCCACCACAAGTCTGGTTCTTTTATCCAAATAGATTCTAGAGGTACCACAACTACAAAATCTGTTTCTGACAAATACGATGTTATGGATAGAAAACAACATGTAGTAGTTGGTGGTATGAGTACTGTTACTATTTTAGGTAATAGCTATGTGTATGTTAAAGGAAACAAGATTGAAGAAATCGAAGGTGATTTACAGACATTAGTTCACGGTAACCACCTGTTATCTGTTGGCGGCCAATCAACTATTAATGCCGGCGAACAAGCTCAAATTCGTGGAGCAGACGTTAAGGTCGAAGCTAACGTTGGTACTATGTCTATTAAAGCCGGCAAAGAATTAAATATCTCAGCTGGAGGATTAATTGGTCTTCCTCCAAAATACGGTGCTATTTCTATTAAAGCTGAAAAGGTAATGGTAGATGCTACTGATAAGTTACACCTCAGAGGTAACACACAAGTTAATATTCAATCTATCGCTGAAATGAATATATCAGCTATAGCAATTAACCAACTTGCCGCTACATGGTCAACACATGCTTCTGCAGCTACTTTAATTTCAAGCACAGGAACAACAGATATTACTGGTGTTGGCAGTGTAGCAATTGGTGGTGGCGCA